TTTTTTTCCAGACTCAGAAAGGCGCTTACAATGCAATTCATAATTACCATTTTCCCAAGCGCATCTGCTGGACTTACCATGTAATGCTATATGTTCCTTTTTATCCATAACAACTAAGTTATCAGGATTGTTGTTATATCTATCAAAATCTACATGGTGGATAACTTCGTTTGAAGCTTGGGGCTCATTAAAAAATTCATGAATTATTCTATGTACTGCTTGATGTTTATTAGTTTTATTAGATTTAACTTTAAAATAGGGATTCTGCTTACTACCACGAATTAATTTTTCATTAATAATGTCTAGTGGCATTAAAGAATCGCCTTCAGTTAAATCTTTGGCTTGAATCCTTTTCCCATTTCTGAGAATAAATTTGTGGTCTGGTGTAGAAATAATCTCTTCACCATTGTCTAGAGTAACTTTGACTACTTCTGCATTATTTCTAGTTACCCCTGCCCAAGATATAAGACCCGGAACTATAGAACCATCGGGAGCTACAGAATATGTCCAATTTTGTTTACCTTCTTTGTGTTCAACTATGAGCTGTCCTAGCTCTACATCACGCCCATCTAAGAGCTTTATACGGGTGTCTAATGAAAAACATCCGTCCTTACGGGGAATGAAGAAATCTTCCAGCATAGACATGTGCTTTTTACCGTCTCTGATATATCCAGTTTTAGCATCATACTGGATTTTAGTACGGTAACGATTCATGATTTCTTTCATGTATTGAGAAGCTTTAGGAGTTGGTAGATTTCCAACATCAACATAAAAGATTCTTCTTTCAGGGGCACGGGAGTTGTGTACTATTATTCCATTAGCAACAAAATTGTGTTTCTCATGTTCTACTTCAATGTCATAAACACGAGAGCTATCACTTTTAGTAACTGACTTTATTCTTTCAAACTTTGGTAGTGGGTCAAAGCCAAATTTAATAGAATAGGTTTTTGCCCAATCTACATAAGTTATTACGGAAGATGTCATCCCAATGGATGTCCAAATCTCTTTTAAGTCTTCTAAGAAAGTTATAGATGGATGAGTATATTCTATGGAGTATCCGTCTATATGATCTCTATCTCCAAACTTATCTGTAAGACCATAAACGTAGTTTAATTTTACTCCTAAAGGAGAGGTATAGAGCCAAGAAGGAACTCTTTGCTCTTCACTATAACCTTTCAGGTTTAAGTAATCGAGTAAAGATTTTAAATCTTCATTTTTAAATACATACAAATCATAATTGTCTAAGGGGTCAGATATAATAGAATAATCTGGAAAGGTTTTCTCGATTAATGAAGTGTAAATTTCACCTCTAGAACCGTATTTGTCTATATAAACTAAGATTCTATCATCTTCTACCTGACAATTTTCACCAGAAAATAAACCAAGTAATAATGCCAAATCTTCGTTTAAGTACTCTGGTGTATTTAATGTTTTATATGTATCTAAAGGCTGTTTTAATTCGGTTTTACGGGGACATTCATAAACAAAGCATTGTTTCTCTGGAACAATATCTTTGATTGGTACATACTTAACTTCGTTGGTAGACAAATCTCTTACGAGAATTGGATGAGTATCAGTACCAGTAATACTATGATGCTCTGAGGATACCGTATAAGTATCTTTAACGCCTGTCATCCACCGATTAGTGACCTTCGTAGTTACTAATCCTTTCTTCCTGTTGTCGTAGCAATATACTATATCTCCAGGAGTTATATCCTGAATATATTTGTATCCGAATGGAGTTGCCACTCTGCTGTATTCTGCCAAGCAAAGACGATATATCACAATACTATCTTCAATCATTTGAAGTTGATTTGAAGCTTTGATTGCTTTATGTAAATAGCTAACTACATTGTTGTTATTGTAGTCTATAGCACCAGATGGAACAAAAGTTACAGCATCCTTAGATAATTTTATAGTCTTACCAGTTTTAGAAATTGTGGCATACTGGTTTAAAAATCCAGAAGGCTTATAAACAAAAAACTCTTCAATTTCTCCAAAGTCTAGAGAATTTCTCTTTTCTTCTGGTTTTTGTTCTTTCTTGACTCTTACTTTCTTAATTTTTAATGGGTCAATATATCGAAGCTCTTTAATCCCTTCTTTTGGTTTCTCTAAATCGATTATTTTATGAAAGAATAAACGACCATCAACATACCATCTTCTAAATATCTGATGGCATTTATCATCAAAGTCCATCAAAGATAAAATATAATCGAACTCTTCTCGAATTTTATTTTTAAGAGTATCTTTAGCAGGTAATTTAGACAAATCAATAAGCACAGGAGGCTCGTCACTATCCGAAGTTATGGCTTCATTTACCACATCATCTACTGCGGAATCAACTTCAGGCAACAGTGCCATATCTCTGTATATTCGTATTAGATGGAACTCGTCTTGTTTCCCAGTTCCTTGCTCTAAGTAATATCCAAAGTATCCACCGTTAGATATTCTTGCTGAAAAAAATTCGTCTTCAGGTTCTACAGGAGATATAACAGAATCAGATTTAGTTTTATACTTTGGGTCTTTAATTACATAACCCAATTTATCGAGTTTATTGTCAGCCATATCAAGTCACTTAAAGTTGTCTTTGTTATATTTATATCATATTTTCCGAAAATTGCCAATAAAAAAACCCCTACTTAAAGGGGGAGATTTTTATTAAAATCTAGGCATTTTCGACTCTTTCAATTTCTTCTATTACAAAGTAATCATATTCAAATGTTACTGAGAACTCAGAAATTGTATCTACGGAACCATAGTTCAAATCAATAGGACTAACATTAGCTACCCAAGCATTGACTAACTTATAGGTTCTAATTACTGGTAAGGAATTGCTAGTTTCTGCTTCTCCACCACAACCTCTACCAAGCTGTTTGACAATGACATCTCTAGCATAATCTGGGAAACAAATAGTCCCAACATTATTTGCTAAATCATTGATAGCATTGTTCCATGCTTCAAAACCAGATCTAACAAAGTTTGCTCCATCATTATGAACAGTTATTGTAAAGGGTTCAAAGGTTCTGTCTCCGGGGAATTTAACTACCCTACCTCTATAGGGAAGTTGTATAGTTCCCAAGTTCATGCCGGGAATCTGAGCAGATTTAGCTAGGAATTTCGTATACTCCTGAAGTGTACTCACGTTAGAAGCATCTTGTTCCACAGCACCACTTAAGGTATTTACAGAAGTCAACTGTTCCGGAAAGGTGACATTAACTTCAAATAAATTTGGTCTAGCTCCACCACGGATAAGTTTCTGTTTAAATTCTGATATACTACTAGGCATCTTTTATTTCTCCTATACTATTTCTGTGAACGCTATGTCAGTAGAAGTAGCTATAAAGTTCAGTTGAATGAAGTTGATGGAACGAGAAGGTCTGATATAGATATCAGCAACAAACTCGTTTCTGTTAATTACTTCTTGTGTATTATTTGTGGTATCACAAACTACACGGAAGTCTTGAACACCTCTTCTAGCTTCAACATCTCTCATGTAAGCTTCCACTGTAGTACGGAAGTTGTTTCTAGTAGTGTCATCGTTGATTTCAAACAGTTGGTCTCTAGCAAATCTTCCGATAAAGGTTTCTAAAGTTATGAACAATCTTCTGACGTTTATTCTGTCGAAGACACTAGTGTAACTAAGGGCAGTTTTATCACCCATCAATCTAGCACCACTACCAGCAATAGAAACAATAGGATTTATTCTGTTGGTGTACAACAAATCTCTTTGATTTCTATTGGCATTGTAGGCTAATTGTATAGCATTTCTTAAGTTGCCTCTAGTCGCTCCAGCGGGACTAAACCAGGACTCTGAGTTGTTTGTTACATTAATCATCAATCCAGCGACATCGGCAGCACAGGGAACATATCTATACAACTTAGCATATTCGTCGTATAGGTATTTGTAATTGTTGTCAAATACTGCGTAGGAACTACTAGAGAATTGACTGAAGAAATTGACTACGTTTTGGTTTTTGGTGTTGTTGTCCAGGCTAGAATTCACTACATCAGAACGCTCTGGAGAGATACATGCCATGCAGTCTTTTCTTTCAGTAGCAACTCTTATAGCTTCTGCTGCCAAAGCTGCGGTAATCTTTCCGGTTAGAATGAAATCTATATCACTGTAAGATTCGGCATCATTGATTACATCCAAGCTACTTAAAACTGCGGATTCGATTTTATCTAACTCTACACCAATTGTAAAATCGTAATTTGAACCACCTTGTAAGGTGTAAGTGTTGAGGGGTGCTAAAGTAGCATCACCTACGAAGTAAATGTAATCACTTAAAGTTTCTATTTTTTGTTTGTAGAATATGGAAATACCATCTAAGCCAGTGGCATTTTCTTCTTTAGAGTTTCCTATGTATTTTTCTAAAATACTACCAGCAACTCCACTAAAGGTTCCAAGTTCATCTACAATGATTACATGAACTTCGTCATTGGGAATATTTCTTAAAGTGCCATATTCAGAAGTGGCAGGTCTGGGAATATACAAAGAACTCCATTTTTTACCAGGAGCATACTCCATAACATCCCAAACATCCCAATTCGGGTCTGCTGAAACTTCGGTAGATGCTGTAGTTGCTGTTTCAGTAGCTACTCCACTGCCAGTAAGTTGAACTTCATCACCTATGCCCACTGTGGGGACTGCTGTGGTGAATCCTACATACAAAGTGAAATCGGTATCGTTTGTATTTATCGCTACGATTGTTCCTGTTCCTATAACAGTAGCCCCATCAAAGATGTCTACCTCTACTCCTATATCTAAGGCTCCAGAACCTAATGTCGCTACATTAAATGATGCAACATTTAAAGCATCGTAAGCAGCTATCTGAGATGCACAAGCTGTACTAATTAAGAGTCCGTTATAGTCATCTGATGCACTTCTAGAAATGACATCAAACGTGGTGAAGGTTCCTTTTCTTTCGTAGTAATCTTCGTAGTTTTTAACTAACTCATTTACTCCGGTGTCTGTAGCAGAGTTTAACTGGTCAGTACTAGGTCTGTAGGTAGCTAAAATACCACCATATTGGATTATGGTAGCACCAGCAAACCAATACTCGTAATTGGAACCATTAGGCTCTCCAAGCAAGTCTACCAGCTCTTTTCTAGAATTTATGTATAAAACCTTATCTAAAGGCCCTTTAACCGCAGGGATAGGAACAAAAGCTATAGTTTGGTCAGACACGTCTATAGAACGTGTCAATTCTATTTCTTTAATTTCTATACCTGGAGAAACTAAAACCATATTATCTCCTTATCGTTTAAAAAATAATTATATATTTAAAAATATTTATAATAAACCCCAAAAACTATTATGAATGGCAAAATTTGTGAACCCATGCTATAAATAAAAAAGAGGTGCATCAGCACCTCCAATCCCAAAATCAAAGAACAATATAATCGTTCACCCAATTATCCTTGTTTTTCAATTTGTTTTGCCTATCTACTGGAATCTCGTTTCGTTTTAAATTCTCTCTAACTTCTTGAGATACTATCATAGCGGGCTTTCCGTTCTGTCCATTTAAAACAGCCCAACCACGTTTTCTGAGTTTCAATAATGTTTTTCTGTCCATAATCAATCTCCTTAAAATTGTCCAAATTTCTAAAATAGGACTTTAATCAAATTTAGTGAGCTTAAATATTTATGAAAAAGTTTGAAATATTTCTGAAAGAACACCTAGAAGATCGTTGGTATGTTCTTATGAATGAAACTCTCACAAATTTAGTTCTGGAGCATACTCCAGACTATAAGACAGATGGTAGTGTCGTATTGAATATTTTCAAACTTAGCTATGTATGTAATTTAAGTAATACTACGTGTGATTTAACTCCCCTAATAGAAACAAAAAGCTTTAAAGAGTTCTTTCCAGAAATATCAAACTATGATGTCAATTATCTTAGTAGGCATGGAGTAACAGTAGTCACTGAGAGGGTTATTACATTTATGTTAAATAAATGTGTTGTAGAAAATACAAGTATGATTTTAAATAGTTTTAGAACCTATAAATTTCCAGTAACACAAATAATTGAAAAGTTAAGTGATCATAGTAAGTAACTATGTCCAAAGTTTAAATCTGGATTATCATCTCCCTTTAGCCACACATCACCATCCATTACATTGTTTTCTGTTACAAGTTCTCCCATAAATTCTACTCCATTTTCCTGAAATCCAAATGGCATTAAAGAATTTTCTATATGCTTTTGTTTTTCTTTATATAGATGTTCTCTAACATCGTTGGAAGTCAATTCTTTAAAATATGTCTGTGTAGATGCCCAAGCAAATATAACTAAGCAAATTACTAAGTCGTCATGATATCCAGAATCTGCTCTATAGGTTTTGTTGTATCTGACAAATCTAGTTAATTCTTCAAGAATATCATAATCTGAAAAAATTAATCTGTCGGATTCTATTAATGTTTTAAGATTTGAGCATCCTAGTTTTTTAGTGCTTTGAGACATTTTGAGTCCGTAGTTAGCTTTTTTAGAGAAATAACCTCCAAGAACCTGTCCAGCACGCCCTCTCATAGCACACATCAGGACATATTCATACTCCAAATCTATATAAAGGATTTCAGCTATCTGTTGACCTATATCATTGATTTCTACTAGTATATGAGAGTTATTATATCTTTCAGCTATTCTCTTGATTATAGAAGGAAATACTAAAGGTTTTATTTTATTGTTTCTATATTTTCCTACTACTTTATAGGGTATCTGAGAGATATCAAATACAACAAATGCTGAATAATCCTGTCCAGTACCTCTAGCAACGTCTACTGTTATAAGGTACATTCCATCATCTCTTGGTCTCTCATATATACTTAAATGGTCATCAAACTCCAGAGGTCTTTTTGTTGGAATTTTTGATAATTTATCCGGTTCTATAAGAGTATCCGAAGAACCTAAAAAGGATGTTTCAAACTCTTGTCTCCACTGAGCAAGACTAGTGTTTCTTATCGTTTCTTCTTTGAATTTTTCGTCTCTACCGGGGACATCCCACCAATTTATGGTAAAGGTTTTAAATTCATTCTTACCACTTTTGGCATCTGTCCATAGCTTGTAAAATAAATTAAATCCCTTAGGAGTTGAAGTTATAATTACTTTTGTACTTTTACCTGCCGTGATTGTTGGGTAGGTAGAGGTAAAAAACTCTTCTGCTATATGTTCTGGTACAAATGCAAATTCATCCAATATAATTGTATTAAAAGATAGCCCACGAACTGCTGAACTCGATGTAGAAGCTGCTATAACAGACGAGCCATTTTCTAGGTTTATAGAGCCCTTATTCCATGATATAATTCCATGCTGAAGCCATTTTGGTAGCTTTTCATATGCTAATTGTATTCTTGCTATAATTTCTTTAGACATTGAAAGTTTGTTCGCAAGAATACCAATAGTATGGTTATTGTTAAAAATAAGCTCGTGTAAAACAAATCCTACAGTTGTAGTAGTCTTTCCTGCCTGTCTAGATAATTTTACCAGAGAGTATTTTTCTTTATGGAACATTTCAATCATTTCTCTCTGGAATGGGTAAAGTTTGAATGGGATGATACCTCTATCCAAACTTACGATTTTCATATAGTTTTCAATAAAATGTACAGGATTTTCTCGACATTTTATAATTTCTTTTATTTGGTCTTCTGTATATTCTATGTCAACGTTACTGGGTTTAAGGAGTTTACTTCCTTTAAATGTATCTTTAGATCTTTCCATAGTAAAAAAGTAGTTCTTCAGAACTACTTAACACCTTCTCAAATTTTTTTGTCAACAAAATAGATTTTAATAATTGGCAGAGAAATATTCTCTTCCGATTTTAATGCCAGATTTGACTCTTTTTCCACCCTTCATTTTACCCCTTTCTGGGGTCTTCATTTTTCCTCTGGATGGAGGTTCTTTTAAAGATAGACCCAACATTCTTCGTCTGAGTTCATTTCCGTCTGATTCAAATAATTCTCTGTATTCTTGTTCGTCGTAATTGAAATTCATTAGTAGATTTCCTCCCAATTTATTGCTGAAGTTACTGTTCCGTTAGAGTCTGGTGTAAATACTATGGTTAAATGATAAGTCTCTGTATCATCAGAAGAGACATATAATGGGTCTCTAATGTTTGGTATAGTGAGCTTATCTGCCCCTTTAGCGGCGTTTATAACCCCAGTATAAAGAATGTATCCATTAGTGTAGCTAGAAGCCGTAGAATCGTATTCTACGAGGCTATTATCCGTATCAACATCTGTCCAAACTTCTCCACTCAATACTGGAGTATAAATTAGCTGATATACTCCATTAGTAGAAGTAGATATTTGAAAATCTTTAAGTCTTACCCAGGAATGGTTAGGTTGTCCTTTAAATGTAAGTTTTGGTCTAATTGAAAGGAGTGGAACAGTAACTCCACTGTTAACAGATTTTGTGGTGTGAATGCTTCTAGTTCCAGTTAATATTGGGGCTCTCCCCTCTATTATACTTCCACCAGTACTACCGGATTCTATGGCTACCTTTTGTATTTTTGTTCCGGCAAAATCCCTTATATATTTTCTTGGCATCTTATTCGCTCTTCTCAGCTATTTCTACACTTTCTAGAAACTGCTTTATTTCATCTGCCATTTTAGCCATTAAATAATTATTATCCGAAAATTTAGCGGATGCGTAGGCATCAATAAGTACTAATAGCTTTTGTTTAAGGTCTTCCATTTGTGTAGATTTTTTAAATTTTTAATTATTTATAAACCTGACATGACCTTATTATATGGTGAAGCTGCTGTTTTAAGAAAATTGTTAGGTTCAGGATGGTTCCACAAATTCGCTATTGTTTGTGGGGAATGTCCATGTATCCCAACGCTCAATCACAGATTAGAGCGTTGGGACTTATAGCCTCCCCACACCCCCACCGTCAGTTAACAGCGACGACCACATCCCCGCCGCTGGCGTATACAGCAACTGTCTTGCTCAAAAAAGTCACCAGAATCATTTTGAGTTGTGGATTCTTGATCCGTAAGTGATAACAATTGGGGAATCGTCTGGGCCTGAATGACGGTATGGCTGCCAGAGAGAAAAAAGCTTAGGGTTGCAATTAATAAGTTTTGAATTTTCATAACCTTGATTGATATTGAATAGATACTTGCGAAATCAAATCGTAAGTATGGAGTAACCTTGGAAAAAGCCATAAAAACAGGATTAGAAAGAACGAAATGGCGTTGAATTTTTAGATGTCTGTGACCCAGGCGATTCCTCGCCTTAGCTCGATTCTTAGAACCTTTTTGTTTCTTGGATAATCGTCTCTGTTCCCGCTTTAGTTGCTTTTCAGACTGTCTTAGGTATTGGGGATAATCGACTTGATTACCGTCAGAATCGGTGTAGAAATGGGAGATGCCTAAGTCTAAACCAATGGCTTGATTGGTTGGTTTCTTGGTATTGATTCGCTCTAAGCATATTGCCATAAAGTGACCTAGTGATAAAATTATAGCACATAGCCATTGTTTGTGGGGAATGTCCATGTATCCCAACGCTCAATCACAGATTAGAGCGTGGGACTTATAGCCTCCCCCACACCCCCACCGTCAGTTAAAATCTCTCTCACCTAAACGTAAATATTTTCAGTACATACACAATGAGCTAACCATTTAATATTAGTAGCTGCTAAACCATAAACTCTTAAAGTAGCTCCACCATTTGTAGCATCTACAAATAACGAAGTTTCATCAATATTTAATCCTAAATCGTTATGTCTTTCTACTACATCTACAATACCTTTAGAAACAATAGTTCCTGCTCCTACTCCTTTAGCTAAGGTAAATTTAACTATCCATTCGGCAATATTTGTAGTTCCTTGTTGAATTGCTGTTACTCTGCATTCAACAGCCATTACAGAATTATCCTGAGGCACTAATGTATTGTTATTAGAAAATGTATTTGCACTAGTAGTAGTTAATAAAGTAGCTGTAGTGTTATCTACTGTTACATTTCTAAGTAATAATTCAACTCTTTGGGAATCTCCTGTACTTACTTCTGACCCCGAAGAAAATATAGAACTAAAAGGAATGAAGGATTTACCATTATCACCTAAGACGATAGTTCTATCAGTGGTAATTTCATTAGCAGAACCTAATGAAATAGAATAACTAGCATTTATTTGATTTTCCGAACCAAAAGCAAAAGAGCGCCCACCAGTAACATTATTTTGGAACCCAGAAGCAACATTATTATTTCCATTTATAGTATTACTATCACCAGCAAGGATTGCAGAATTAAATCCTGTAACTATATTATTAACTCCCCCCAGAAGTGCACTTCTAGGCCCTTCACTAATATTATTACCAAATCCACCTACTATAGTAGAATAATTAGAATTTGAACCTCCAGGATCAATAGCATTATTTTGACCAGAAAGTATAGAGCTATATGCAGAATCAGTAATACTTAAACCAAGCCCAACACCTATAAAAGAATCTCTACTATTGACTATAGAAGCTCCATTAGCACTAACAATAGAACTGTTTGCAGAGTTTGTGATACTACTAATATTAGAAGAACCTATAAAGCTATAAGTACTTCCGTCTATAGTACTAGCTCTGCCACCAGCTACCGTAGAATAAGCACTAGCACTTTGAATAGTATTACCTGTTCCTAATAAAACCGCATAATCGGTGTCACTTAGTGTATTAGAGCTACCAAATATATAATTTCTACCTATACCACTACTATTAGTAATGGTATTATTTAAACCAATAGCTACTGAAGAATAACCATCGACACTATTTCCAGCACCAATAGCGCCTCCCTTTTCAGCATTAGTAGTATTACTAAACCCTAAAGCGAAGCCATCAGTGGTAACTGTATTTCTGTAACCGGCGGCAAATGATAAATCCCCAGAAGCTACTTGGTTAGCAGTAAGTCTACTTTGTTGTAAATCTACAGATTGTCTTCCTCTCTTATTACCACCAGTGACAGTACCATCAGGTACATCTAAACTGAAACTACCATCTCCCTTAGGTAAAATAGCAGTGTCAATATTTGTTTCTGCACCAAAAGCACCAAAATAATGAACAGGAATTACATCATTGACCCCTACAGAAGAGTCTCTATATTCGTCTATATAATTTGGCTTTGCTACATCTAAATCTACAGGCTCCGTCACCGATATTAAGTCTATTTTGTCTTTATGTTCAGTTATAAAAGATTCTGTAGTGTTATCTAAAATTGTGGAGAAACCTTGAACGGATACACCTATATCCTCTGGTTGCAAAGCAGAATCAGCTAAAGCGCCTTGTGCTGATGTGGCATAATCTGTTATGCTAGTGAGGGCAACATCACCTACAGTAAGGTCATTATAGAAAAATATTCCTATAAGGTTATTTAAAGGGTCTGAAGAAGTAATTACACCTATTCTCTGGACGGTAGTTGTAGAGGGCTTTATATTGGTTAAACCACCAGTCTCAGCAAGCCATAAAATATCACCTGGGGAGTATATTGAGGCATCTATAACAGATATATCGTTTACTGTACCGTAGAGCTTAGCAGAGCCAGTATTACCTGCTATAATATCTTCATCAAGAATTAAATTTGCTGAGTTGTTAATATCTGCTTTCCCAACTTCTATGTTGGTTCCGTCATTTCCAGATATAAATACCGGAGTTCCTTTTTCTAAAAATACTCCGCTAGTATTGCTTACTGTAACACTACCAACAAAAGATGTATCATTTATTTTTTCTGCCAATTCTGTAGATAACTTTATCTCTTCTACAGAATAATTATTTATATTAGCAGTTAACTCCTGATTATTTAAAGTTAGAGCAATTTCAGGACTATCAACTGTCGATACTGGATTGTGAGGAACACCATCGATAACATTTATAGTTATCAGGTCTGGGTTATCGTTCCCAAGAAGACTAATATTTGTAGGGCTCATTTAGTATAATCCTCCCATATTTTCCATATACCTTTCATATAAGTCTTAACAACTGAATTTGCATATGTAATTTGAAGGTCATAATTATATTCGCCCTCTGGAATATCTAAGATGTGACCTGGAATATAAAAGGTTCCAGGGCCAGTAATCACTATGCTGTTATCAGTATTTATATATCTTTTATATACTTTCTTATGTTTTCTTAATTCTAGTTTTACTTCTGTTATTTCATGAAGTGGTGGGTCGCCATTTATTAGAATCTCAAAATTTTTTGGATCGAAGCTATCCCCTCTTTTCAGAGGGGGGAAGTCATAAATTGCTGTATAGTCATTTGGAAGTGTTCTCATTCTCTAACATTTGATTGTTTTTTTTATCAAATAGAGCTTCAAAAAGCTCTGAAGTAGAACCAACAAAAAGTGAATTGTTGTTTGTTGTATGCTCTATATATTCTTTGACTTCTCTCTCTTTACTTTCAATATTTTTTAGTTTTTCTTGTAAATTTAAAAATTTATCAGAAACATCTCCAACTGTTTTAATTAAATTGGACAAAACCTCAAAGGCTCTTGGTTGTTCAGAAGCTTGAGCAATAAGTAAAGCATCTCCTATAGCTGTCTTTCCTTGTTCTATTATTTCTAATAGGGTTTGTCTGGAATATTCGTAATCTTCCTTTAGGTGTTCCCCATTAAAAATTAATTCTGGGGCTTCCTTCGCATCATCGCATTTAACTATTTTTTCATCCATCAAAATCACTCCAGATTTCTATAGTTTTGTAATCATCACCTAAAGGTATCAGATCGTCGTCTAAATCGTCTATAACGCCGTCTTCGTTATAGTCTTGTAGTGATTTAGCCTCTGCAGTATAACGTCTCCTAGCGGTGCTTTCTGATGCGTTTATGCCGGCAAATATATCAACGATAGCACTTTTAATCAGGGAAGATTTTTCGTCAGAACGATTCATTAAAAATGTCTTTACTTCAAAATTTAAAGTGTAAAGAACAGTCCTGACATTATCAAAGCCACTTTCAAAGTTATCTTGGAAATTTACAGAGGTTAAACTTATAGATAAATCTCTCCTCTCATTATAATTTTCAGCTATCTGAATAGTCACAAAGAAACACGGTTGAAATAGCGGAAGTATTTGCTCAACTATTTCTAGTGCTTCATCATTATTTTTTGAAAGTATATTTAATTCAAATCCAATATTATAAGGTGCAGGAGAAAAATAAACATCTTGTCCAATGCCATCCAGCTTATCTCCAGCTATCCTCTGTATAATATTTAGTTTTCTCGAATTATCATAGCTTATATTTATTATATTAAATGCCATTCTAGGAAGAACTAACATTGGATCGTTATCTTTCATTAAATCTGGATTGCTTAATACCCTTTGTATTAACTTGTCTTTTGAAGAGTACTTTAAAGGAACTTTAAACTTTTTAGTGGGATTCCCATTCTCATCATACTTGGTGAGTTCAATATTATTGAATAAAGTACCCAGTGCTATTATACATTTTTTTATAGACCTATTATAAAGAGATGGTTGAAACATTTTAATCTATTAAAAATTCCCGTCTAATTGAAACTCACCAAAGGCATTATCTTCTTCATATTCCCATTGCTCAGCATTTTTAGTTTCCAGGTACAAGTTATCACTATCCTCTGGTCTGGATGTCTCATCCATAGTTTTAAATGCAGTTATAGTTCCGGTAGCACCAGACAACAAACCTTGAAGCTCTGCACCCTCTACAGGATTTTCATTTCTTGAGTGTACCTTCAATTCTCCAGTATCTACGTTAAATTCAGAAACAATGGCTTCAAATGTATCTGAAACTATATTTTCATTTTTAACAAAAGTTCCTGTTATATTACTTAATGTTAATGTTATAGCAAAAGAATATTTTGTTTTGAAATCTAAAAGTTCTGGTGTTTTTGGTAAGCTTTCTTGAGAGTAAGTAAACAACTCACATCTAAGTTTATACATCTGAACGTCTGCTATTTGCCAGAAAGGTTCCTCATGCTCAACAAAAACTATTTGAAATAGACTTTTAGAAAGTGGATAATAGATTAAATCTCCCTCATTCGGTCTTTTGGAAGATATAAGGTTATTAGAATCCTGAAGTGTCATCTCCCATTTCATTCTAGAAACCGTGAAGACTGCTTGGTCATTTATTTGGACTCCGAATTTCGTAAACAAGTCGCCTTGTCCCTCAAAATTCTGATAGGATTCGAGATAAAGATCAATAATATAAGATTCATCAAACGAGGAATTAATGTCCTCTCCAAATAAATCGTCATAAGTAACAAGCTTCCTCGGAATATAGTAGCAATTAGCTCCATATATTTCGATAGCTTCTCTAACCAAGTCGCTATACAACTTTTGTTCTTCTGGGGTTCCATAGGAAAAATAGGGATTCTTCATATCATTAACCAATCATATCTAATGGTATAGTTTCCCAAGTATTTTTCATTTCATCTTTAAGTTCTCTCAGCTCTTCCACAGCATCCTGATATATAGCGTCTGCATTATACTGAATATTTCCTGGTAGAGAAACATTTGAAAACTTTCTAAGATTTGCGCCCCATTGCCGTTTTATCAATGCGGTGGCATAGGATTTAACAAACCTTTCATTGTAAATTTTTTTGTGTTGTTCTGGGTCTAAAGCTCTAAAGCATTCTATTAATAAATAATCTCCAACTTTATATTCATTCCAATCCACATCTATATACAGCTTATTTTTAGTTTTGTTATATCTGATTGGAATTTCATTATTTAATATCCAGTCTATAGTTTCTAGATATTCAAAGGTTATGACATAATTAGTTAAATCTCTACTGTGGAAATTATAACCAGAGTCCATAAAAAAGTGATATCCTAATCCATAGCCAAACATGTCTATGAATCTTTTTCCACTAAATTTCCAAATTTTTTCTATCCCGATAATGTGGTCAGGAACTATCAGATATCCACCAAGACCCTCTTCAAAATTTAATCCATCAGAAACTTTAACATCTTCATTAAAGTTGAATCTGTCTTTGTCTTCTTGAGTTATTTGATATTTAAGGAAGGTTCTTTCGTAGCCGTCGTAGCATCTTTCCTGCCATAATTGAATAGTATCATCGATACAGTCTTCAATCTGTTCAGGAGCCACGTTTATTTCTAAGAGAGGTGCGCCAAGCCTCCTTAAACAATAATCCTTTAACTCTTCCCTAGTCTTTACTACCGCCATTTTTATCACTGATAGATTTTAGTACTTCTGCTATATTATCAAGCTTCTCATTGATATTCTTTATATCAGATTTAATGTTTTCTATTTCCGACCTTTGTTTTAACCTAGCTCTCTTCAAGTTTTTGTATTTTTCATACTCTGAGATGTCTGTGTTGATTATGGCATTCTCTAATGTTCTTTCGAGGTTTGGTTGTCCTTTTACTTTTATCATTTTATGTTAATAGCAATCCTCTAAAACGTTTTAATCTTGGAACTAATGCCTGAGACTTAGATTTCATGGTTATTTTTATAATTGCCTCTCTAAATTCTGGCAAGTTATCTACAAAATAAGAAGTTTCTCTAAAGTCATTATAATTTTCTGATATTGGATATTCTCCCTCTATAGGAATTTCTATATAGTCAATTTCAGAAAGATCTTTAATTTCTCCTTCTGGTCTAGTCTTTATAAAACACTGGACTTCATTTCCAGCATATCTAACCATATCAACTAAGATTTTTGCTGATGTTGCAGAAGTTTTTAAAGATATTGGTTGTGTTACATATACACAATCAGTTTTTTCACTAGCCTTTAAATCATTTGAAGTGGTATCATAGTTTATTTTATTTGAAGTAGTAATTGCAAAACATCTTTCTAGGTCTATTAATGGAGAAACATTAGCATCCTCTGACGATAAATTGACATTTAAAGACATGGAATAGCTGTTTGGAAGCCCATTTTGGGTAGCATTTATCGAAGATGCCAATAATCTAGAGCTGATTAATGGGTTTTCTTCCCCATTTTTTATAGATTCATCGGCAGACACAAATATGTAGGAATCTTCTACTCCAGTAGTACTCTTATTGTAGATTGAAGTTGCTGTGTAACTGTCTAATAATAATGAAAGTTTTGTGGAATCCGGAGTTATATTCTCAACATATGGAGTTATTATTTCGTATTGAATATTTCCAGTTGCGGTTACAAGGTTTCCACCAAACCTTATAGAAGCAGTTGCGTTTGTACTAACTGTTATGTAATAGCTATCTAAGTCAATAACCTGACTTACTGTTTTTGTAGCTGAATTTATATCTCTTAAAGAGATACCTGCCAAAGTGTAGCACTCGACAGCTTCTCCCGTATTGTGCTGGGAGCCTGGAGCATAAGAATTTAAAGTGTATTGGTTGCCACTTCTAGTATATGAAAATATATCATCGCCTATTTTCAAATCTCCAGATGCTGGAAAGTTTGCGCTATTTGTTACGATAACTACAGTGCCAGATAAGTTTGTGTCTGTGATAGTAGTACCTAAAACACCATCTGGAATATTAGTTTCTACATTATTAATTTGAACGTAGTTAGTTCCCTCTTGATTCATTCCATGATTGGGATGAATCACCTTCACCAGAGAAGACCCCTGAGTAAGCTCTAAAGGATTTACTAAAAGTAACTCTGGGAGGTGTTCTTTATTTGTTAATACTAGAGTTCCATCTAAGGTAGATTTATCAGTACCGTCACTGTTTTTAGAGAAGTCAGCTTTATTCAAGTCAAACTTCAAATCTTCAAACTGAGAAGGTTCCCATACAGATTGGTTTTGGGATTTGTATAAACTCCCTATATAGGGCTGTTTATCTATCTTAGTGTTTGTAATTAAGTCGTCTTCACCTAATCGAGAAATGAACACATTGTAATCTACAGAAGAGCCAGGCTCCACAACAAAACAATACTCAGCATCCTTTTTCAGATAAACTGGACATGGGAATACAAATTTTGTTGGTAGGGAACCATCATCAGAAGTAGCAATCTCTGAGGGAGATTTTAAGACTGTAGAGAATGGTACTATAGTTTCTGTCGGGGTTCCGTTTTCTACAGTTCTAATAGTTACTTTAACCTTTGATGTTTCTTCCGTGGGTTTAGTTGCGAAATAAAGGTCAAGAGAGGTTACAAATATACCAGTACTTTTTGAATTTTCTTCTAGTTCAATGAAGAAACTTTGCGCCAACGGGTCAAATCTTCTAGATGCTATTAGACTTCTAGTGTTGGTGACTGTAGTACGTGTTTGTCTGGTACTGATTCTTACTCTGTCTACTACGGCGTTCCTTACAGATACTATGGTGTCTCTGAAGGTGTTTAGAGTGCCTTTGACAGGAAATTCTGAAACTGCTCTGGTAGAGGAAGAGGTTAATGCGCTCTCAGTCCCCAAAATCTTGTTATCACTGTTTACGACCAAGAACTCCATGGTTCCTGTATCAAATCTATCGAATGGAACTAAGAAGAACGCATTGAATAATCCATTCTCATTAGAACTTCTTAAATCTTCTTCTATAGTTGCTGAAGACCCATCTATAGCTGTTATAGTATCACCAACCCTTGGTATTGTATCTGTTGGCGTGGCTATTCTAGTTCCATTTGGGCTATTTAATTCGGATAACTCCAATATTCTATCTATGTCATTCCAGGAAGATATTTGTCCCTTAGCTATTAGTGTATTTCTGTTGTTTATTTGACGATACACATCAAAAGCTTGACCCTCAGTAAATGTTCCACTGACATTTTGGAGTTTTAATCTAGAAGATAGAATCTCAGAATCCATATCTAGATTATTTACAAATAAAGATAACTTTGTATTTGGTCTTAGATTTTCTCCGTTTATAATAATATATTGTCTTCTTACTTTATCTATATCTTCTGTGGATACAAGATTAGTAGTTGTTGTGTTAGTGAAAGTAGCCCTAACAACATTTCTGAATCCAGTTAAAACTCTGGACTGGTTTCTTACAGTTCTTGTGTCTCTAAATGTATTTGTTATTAGTCTTCCCCCTCTCCACCAATCTCTTCTAGCTACTCTAGAGGTACTAGAAAATGTTCTAATTGTGGAACTCCAAGCACTGTTAGTCACCCACCCAGAAGCAGAAGTCCAAACCGGAGAAGTATTAGTGGTTCTTGCAACAGCAGTAAAGTTGCCCTCAACATTTATTCTTTGAGCAGGGAGATTTCTAGTTTCTACCCAAACATCACTACTGGGAATGAGATTTAAAACACCAGTCCAATCAAAAGCACCAAATGGATTTAAGTTTTCTGTTCTAGATGCAAATGGCTGAAAAATATAAGGTGTTTCTGCATAGTCTAGTGTTAATCTTTTTCCATCTTCAGAAAGACGCATACCAGTATCACTGGAATACTCTAATTCCACATGGTCACTGTAATGTAATGCTCTCAGTTCTTTATTTTCAGCATCTATAGCAGCCCTAAATTCTGGATTAGAGTAGTCTGCGGTTGAGGAGATTTCACTGTTAAAGGAGTCTACTATAAATCCATTTTTAAATCTATTTAATCCAGCATCGTCTAATACGTTAAAATTAGATGCTTCCGTTTCTAATAGATTTAAAGTGGTGTAATATTCTAAATTATTTACACGATTATCTATAGCCGCTATATCTTTCATAGTATAGCGAGGATATGAGAAAGCTCTGAATTTTATTTGACTAAGGTTTCTAATATATCCAGGATAATATATTTCAAATAAAACTAGAGCATCCTCTGGACTATTAGGTACTCTTGGTTCTAAAGAATAGTCACCTTCTCTAAAGTCGAATTGCCCATCACTTCTTAAATATAAAACATCAAATCTTGGGAGATAGTATGTATGGTCAAAGGTCAATATAGAATCAGGATAAACAAAATCAGTGTCATCAAATGATAGAGAATTTATATTTAAAGTTTCATCCTGAACTAGTGTAAATGGGTCTGTAAGAACCCCAGTGTTATTGACATAACTAGAGGGACTTAATCTGAAATCAATTATATCCGAAAGGTATAGACCTCTATAGGATTTTAAATTGTCGTAGCTTCCACTATAACTTGAAACGGTGAAATAATTACCAGTATTTCCATGCTCATGGTAACTATAAACTATAACAATATCTGAAGATGGTTTAGTATAGTCCTCTTTTAGTTTTAAATAAGATATACCATAAGAATCATCGTTTTGGTTTTCAATTAAATCAAATCTATCTCTTATTTCGGTAAAATAGCCATCAACAACATCTCCAGTGATAGATAATGAGGTTAAAGTATCATCCCAAATATAATATATAGATTCTCCATTTATAAATTTATTTTCGTTGAGAGACACAAAATAAACGGTGTTTAGAGATATAAAAACGATCTCTACAGCAGAATCAGATTTTACTCCAAATATTTTTCCACCGACAGCTAATCCAGAAGCATCATTGACAGTAACACTAGAAAAACCAGTTAAGAGGTTTGCTGAATCATTTACCTCACGAACACTCAAAATATCATAAACACTAGGTACACCAAGGGAAATTTCGTTATCTGTGTATCTAGTGCCGTAGAAGTCTCCTATAGCCGTAGAATCTACTTTTAAGATTTTATTTATTCTATCGGTCTTTGTCTTAGCTGTAGGAGCCCCCTTAAGGACTTTAGCGTATATTGTCCCGTCACTAATACCTCCATTACCACTTACAGTCCCATCTGAGGCTATAGAGACGTTTATAGACTCATTTGAAGTGTTGTTTACCAGAAGACCAGTACCCAAGAATGGCTCACTGTTATCAAGAGGAGTTACACCATCCCAGGAGAATACTTTGGAGTAATAGTAGGATAGGTCATTTACTACACTATTATCCTCTTCTAAAATCTGAGCAAATCTTTCCTTTTGCTGGTAAAGAAATACTAAACCATCTCCACCAGTAGAAAATATATTCGTAGTCCCGTCAGATTTTCTTACATGTTCTACAGACGTATTTGTATAGGACTCTGTAGATGATACCGTAGGTGTTAACGCAAAGTTACTAAATTCTAAAGTTTCACCTATAGAAAACGTTCCACTAACATTCGACAGATATAAATCAGTCCCATCAACAACCTCTATAAATCCTTTAGCTCCACTAGTAAGACCAGTTACTATACCTTTATTGGTAATTCCGGTGGCATCACTGACAACTACTTTAGTGTAAAAACTAATATTTGATATGAATAATTTATTGTTTTCTGTTAATCCTAAAGCTTTAGCTTTACCGATTTCTATGGAAGAGTTGTCTAGAAATACTATATTTTCATAACCGGAGTCAGAAACACTTTCTTCTATATTTGTCGGTGCTTGGATATAGGTTCCACCGACCATTACTGTTGTATCGTTATTTTTACTCTGAGAGAAGTTAGGACGGTTTACATTGATTAGAGTGTTGTTCTTCTTAACTATTGGAAAGCCCATAACATAAGCTTCACCAGCACTCATATCCAATGTTATATACTTGTTTCCGTTTATTTCATCCGGATTTGCAGTATCAGAAGTTCTTACTAATTTGCCATCTGCACTGTAAGTATATAACTTATATAAACCGTTATTTTCAAAGTCGTTGAGAGTATATTTGCTAGATACCGTAAAGGGCTCTACTACAAAATTTCCTGACTGGTTGTAAACAGTTCTAGCTAAAGATTTCTGTAGTTCAGTAGAAACTACACTTTTTACAGATTCTTCTTTCTTTGAAACTACAACACCATTAGATACTCTTAGTAATTCTATGAAGTTTTCATTAGAGTTGGTTCCGATATCTAAACTTCCAAACTTAAGAACTAATTTAAGTCTATCTGCACCAGAAACAGTGTCGTTCTCAGAACCAAGAGCATTATCAAATAAAGAGGGGTCTTCTAAAGCACTTATTATAGTTTCTTCTACAAAAAACCCTATTTTATAGGAGCCAGAGTTTCCATATTGCTCAACAATTATACTTTGGTCTTCAGTTTCTACAAATAGTCCTCTAACGAAATAAATACCGGATTGTACTTTCGCTGTTATTCCAGTAGAATTTACACCATTAACATAAGATACTGAACCTATTATGTTTCCGTCATATTCTAAATACTCATTATCTACAAATGTTTGTCCCCCATCCTCCGGAGAACTGTTCATATATCTAATATACAAAGTCGGTCTAGAAATCTCAGAGTCTTCACCTTTAAGTACTTCTAAAATTTTAGCCTTTATCTTTGTACTGAGTCCAGTTATTTCTTTTCCTTTCAGAGTTTCTATATAATCATCAACAGAAACTCCACTCACAAAAGCATTTAAAGGGATTGCAATTGCTTGGGTATCAGCAGTAGCATGCCCAGGAACTACAACAGAGCCCTCGGTAAACACATAATTACCGAGCTTTTCTATTTGAGACTGAAGAAGGCTTTGAATACCATTTAACTCTCTGGTTTGTATAGTATCACCAGATTTAAAAAGGTATTTAAAATACAAATCCTCTAAATCAAAATCATCATGGTATGGAGTTATATTTAGATTTGTGCTTATCATACTTTAAAACTCTATTATAATTTTTATTTCTTCGCTCTGCTGAAATACCCTCTTAATGTTATTTATGTTTTGTATTTCTAGTATTTCTCCAGTTCCATATTTATATTCTCTTGAACCAACGCCATTAGAAAAATTGATATTTTTTAAAGTTCCCGTATAATCAAATATATCATAGGAAGATGCTAAAGTCCCTACTAAAACTGGGAGGCTTCCATCAAATGTGTTAGTTTTATATACTGGATTATTTTCAAATGAAGAAAATTGCGTAGCGCCATAAAATCTTATTAAGGTTTTGTTCACACCACCAATATTAACAATTTCACTGTTTACAACTACACCTAAAGCAATTTCATTGCTATCAGTAATAGTGTCCTGATTTAAGTCTAAATTTTGCTGTATTATTGCTCCACTATCTACAGAAATGACAGAATCTATTATTATACTTTCAGCAGCATAATAAGATTCCTTTGTCAACTTATTGTAGATATTATCTAAGGGGTCTTTTATTATCCCATAGAAATTAAAATTAGCATCTAAAGGAACATTCCCAAAATCTACTTCTGATTGTAAAACCTCAGAAAACATCAATTTATTTGAAAATAACTCTGAAATTGGGTCATATCCATGCCCAAAATTCGGAGATATCATTGGTTTGATATACTCAATTGATTCATAATTTAAATTAGTAGATGGTGGGTACATCTGAACTTGGTTTAGAAGAGTTGGGTCACTATAAACGTCGTCAATATCAATTACTCCGTATGTGTAATTCTTCCCAGTTGCTGTTATATTTACTTCCTTTATTACATTAAATCCAGAATCATACTCAATTATAATCTCAGCTATGGCACCTTCACCGTCTCCTTTTATAGGAGTAAAAAATATACCATTATTAAATTGATTTTCTAAAGGAGTTGTATCGTTTCTATCGATTAAATGTTTAACAGACTCTATTCTTCCTGGGATTTCTTCAGCAAACTCTCTAACATCTTGGTCATGAACTACTGGAATAAAATTCGGAGTAGAAAACTCCAAATCTAATTCTGTAGGTATAGTGTAAATCCATTTCCAAACATATCCATCTGGAGTAGAAACTGTATTATTTGGGTCATTTATGTCCTTTATCGGTTCACTCGTAGCAGTGACCCCAGTTCTTTTTGGACTATCTAAAAGACTCTTAGCTCCATTGTGAAGACACTTAAAAACTTGGTTTTGGGAGTTTACTACAAAAAAGTTTTTATCACTAATATCTTCATAAGAATCATAGATATCATAGATGCTATTTTCTGTCCAAGTTATTCTTGGAATTACGTGTGATATATTGCCTTTATCTATTCTTTTGAGAGAATATATTTCCCCCTGTGTAGTTAAGATATTGCTCAGAGAATCTTTAAAGGTTGGTGGGGAAGATTCCCAAGGAGTTGAACGTCCTATAAAAAGATATAGGATTGTTTTGTCTTCTTGGTTAACCTCATTTGTATTAGACAATGAACTAAAGAAAAGTCTAGCCACAGAAACCTTAAAGTCGTTTGTTACACTCATAATAATTAAAAATAGTTTTGTTTGAAATACTTATCAGCATCCAGGCTTATCAACACATTGGTATTGAACGACAATTTCGGGGTTTAAAACCTCCTCCGAAGGAACAGTCAAAATGTCACCAACAGAATCTGAGAATACTGCGTTATCACCAACTATAGAATATGTGATCGGTGGAGCTTCACTATAAATATAATTTCCACCATCCCAGGTCATTAACCCAGAACAATCAAAAGTACAATAATTGCTATCAGGAAGTGCGATTCCACTATCAGTAACAGTCACATACTGCCCTATTCCTTCATCTGGAAGTATCTTTAATGACGTATTACTTCTAATCGACTTATCCAAAGAGGAGAAAGTCTCAAAGAGCATTCTGTCATAAGCCTTTATTCCGGCAGGTTTAGAAACGTTTTTATATGTATTTCTCCAGTCTTTCGGGTCTTTGTAGAATCCTATATCTAGAGTAAATGGATTATAATACTTGCTAGTTAATCTATCGTTTTTATCCGATATTTTACTAGATTTTTGTATTATAGTTTTATCTTGTTTTGAATCTAGATTAGTGTAAAGTCTAGAGCCTTTAGTGGCATATAATTTCCCGTATAAACTTCCGTCATAAAAGTAGAGATTTTCTTCCCCATCACTTAAATCTAATCCTTCATTTTCTTTAAAGAATACAGAATCACCATTATCACCGATATTTGTAAATAGAACTTTGGTTCCGTCTTCTGTATATAAAGCTTTATCTAATGGTAAAGGCATTCTTCTGTAATAACCTTTAATATCGATTGAATTAAATTCTGCCGTAGAAACTAACTCAACGTATGAAGTATCCCCACCAAAGACATAAGCAAATGTCTCTCCCTCGTCTGGGTTCGGATTAACTAATTCTAGAGAATCTACAAAATTGCCCCCCAAAAGGTCATCCGATGTTCTTATAAAATCTATAGTTTTAGCCTGAGGTACACCATTGTAGGAAAGTAATATGTTGTTTAAATCATATCCACCAACACCAGCAAAGGTATAATTCCCATTATCAGTTATCTCTATGCTATTATCTGCTGTGGTAAAGAACTCATAAGACTCTGGGAGATATATTACTTGGAAGGACTGGTAAGGTTCAACGAAATCCGGGTCTACTGGCTCATTGAATATAATATACCGATTAGTTACATCCCAAGTCCATTTAGTTTTAGATTGAAGAATACCCTCTTTAAATACTAAAAACTTATCTCCAGTTTCTGCACTAAGGTCGAGACCATCACCCTCAAATAGTTCTAAATGGAAAGAGGTTACATTATCAGAGAATGCGAAAGTTAATTTTTTATATGTCGCATTATTAGTTTTAATCCCAAAGATTCTTTCTTCTTGCTTTGGTGCATCTCCGGGGTCAAAGGTTATCTCCCCATTTAATAGAAAATATTCAGTCTCATCTTGCAAAACACCATTTCTGAAAAATAGCAAATTATTTAAAGCTATATCAGTTACAGGAGTTTGGGGTAATTCTATTGTTCCAAACGAAAAGGTTTCTCCATCAAATTCGGTTTCTGCTCTATAGAAAATACTTAAATCATATTCAGCTTCTAGTGGCTTAATGGTGTCTACAAGCTCAATCCCATAGTAGTAATCACCATCAGTTAAAAAGTTTACGTCAATTATTGTAGCAGTGTTTTTTATAATTACTATGGGACTATCACCTTCAAGGAAAAATGGAGTTATTAATTCAACATCATATAACTCGAAATTTCCTTTAACTTTTCCAGAATAGTAGTTGCTGGTTTCATAATAATCATGTGTATATCCTAAAGCAAAATTAGTATTTTTAATTATATCGAACCCAAGAACTCTCCCGACATCGACACCAGAGCAGTTTAAAGATGCTCCATTACCAGTTCTGCTTCTTACAGATAGCTTCGGAGATAACTTATAACCGTCTCCAGGAGAAACAATAGAGACTTCTTCTATGGGTGCGTTATAATTTCCAGAAGTATTGACTACTGAGTAATAAGATGGCTCAAAAAGTCCACTAAATGCCACAGAGTTATCAGGAATTAAAAAGCTGAAGGAAGAGTTTGTCTCATACTTTATTTCATGTGTACCATAGAGCCCAAACTCCTCTTTAAAGCACCTTACGCTTTCTACAATAACATCCGTGGAGTCTACGACTAAAATATAGAAAGATTCTGGTAAATCTATGGTGTTTATTTGGATTTGTTTGTCTCCAAATATATAATTTGGGATATATAAAGTGTCTAATATATCTGGGTCTCTAGAAAAGACTATTTTGTAATACTGAAATCCGGAGTCTACAAAGCTAGAATCAAGAACAAAAAGATAGTTTAAACAATTGAGGATACTAAAATCATCCATACCAGAAGTAATTGTTACTGTAGTTTCTGGTAGGATTGTATTATTTAATGCTTCCGGCTTTATGAAAATCTCGTCTTTATCTAAAAGTTCATGGCTTGCTGAAGTCGATACTGTGAGCCTTTTGTCAATTGCATTATAGTCACTGAAAAGTATAAAAACTCCTCGGATCTTTGAAATTCTACAACTAAAGCCACTACCACTAGTTCCAGTGTTGTCAACTATAACTTTGTCAGACATGGTATAGTTAAAGCCACCATTTTCGACATATACAGTATCAATTTGACCACCACTGACTTGACTTATTTCTATGTAACTGGAGCCGTTATTATTTTTGTAGAATGGATATCTTTCATCATTATAATGAACTCTAAGTAAGTTTTCCGGCAAATAATTGACGTTGGAGTTCGATTTTATGTTGTATGGGTCTATTGTATATTTGTGAGTAAGACCAACAAAATATGGAAAGGTATCTGTAGCAAAATAGCAGTATCTACCTTCTGGAAATTCTGGGGTTACACAGAATCTTCCATTGTATTCATCCAAATCTCCAAGTCCATTAACATATTCAAAATCTTCTACAAAATAACCAAATGGGTAATCTGCAATGTTAGGTCTAAATGTGTCTACAGAAAGCTTTAACCTATATGAAGAGTCTAGTGGAGCAGAGTTCATTATTGTTATATCTTCTGCTCTAGTTGTGGAGGTAGAAGCTACTCTCACATCTGCTTCTCTAGTTGCTGCTGTGGTGTCTGTGTATATGTAAGATGTTGGGATGTCTCCCTTCTCGCACTGACCACCAAAGACATATAAGCCCCCAGTTGTATTGTCTCCGGTGTATACTACAAGTCCATCAGAGTTCCTTAATATTACTCGACATAGCATTCTGTTGTCGGTATCATCAGCTATTTGATAAGTTATCGATACTCTATACCAGCCATTGCCATAGTCCGTGTATGAATAGGGGGTATTTCCCTGGACGTAAATATCGTTCAATAAGAGGTCAAAATCTGCATATCTAAACCCAGGGCTGTAGTAAACTGCAAGTCTAATTTTATACCCTTCGTCACCCTTAACAAAGATCGAATAAGTGTAAGTATCTCCATTAGTGTAAGGCTCATCTAGGACTAGACCATTTATATAATGGGAACCCTCTTGGTCGTCTGCTATTATTTCTAAAGCATTCGCAGTCCCATCGGGAGAAACCTCAGCATTTAGAGTAACATTAATACTAGAGGAGTCCCAGTTATCTACGGACTCTAAAAGATTCGTTGAAGCATCTTCCAATAAAAGTGTTGGTGGGTCTGTTAGGTCATTTAAATTGTAGTTATATCTAGCTTCATCTATAGCTGCGGTGGCTATAAGACCATTGGAGTCTATATAGGTGGCTTCAGATGCTCTAGAAATGAAATCATAACCTGATGGTATATAAGAAGTTACGGTATCTCCTGCTTCTACTTGTACACCCCAAGCATATATTCCAGATATTCCATCACCAGCATAGTCAGTACCACCAAAATTTATTGAAGGAGATAAAGCGACAACATAATTTCCTCCGTCAGAATCTGTTGTATTAGTGACACTAACTCTGTACCAGCCATTACCATAGTCTTCAGCTATTGGAGTTGCCTCTCCAGTGGATGTAGTTACAGCTCCACTAGTAAGGTCTATAACAGTAATTTTGGCGCTAGAAAACCCACTGTTATCTAATCTTATAGTTGCATATTGTACACCAGCACTCTTTACAAAAACTGAAGCTGTGTATTGTGTATCAATACTTCCAGAAAATGTTCTAAATAGGATATGAGCATTGGTGTTTGTATCATGAACCAATAAGTCTGCGGTAGTGTTTCCGTCCGGAGAAACAGCCTGATTTTCAGTAACAACTAAAGAATCCGCCGGGCTTATTTCCCACTCTGAAAGATTCTCACCATCCCTTGCCAGATTAATAGCTTCAGCCTCTAAAAGCAAGCTTGGGCTTGCAGTTAAATCTGCTAAGTCATAATTAAATCTAACTTCATCTATATTCGCATAATCTATAAGACCAGATGAATTTATAAACGTACCTATACTAGCTCTAGAAGAGAAAATGGGCTTATCTGGATTAGCAGAATTATCGTTTAGAGGCTCTTTGAAAGTTCTATAGCCACTATAAATAGGAACTCCATCATAAGACCAACCTATTATATTTGAATGATATAACTCATCTATAACCCAATATGTGTTATTTGTTGCGTTGTGGTTATAGGAAACTTGAAGATAGCCTGGAATTATTTCCTGGCTTACTAAAGTGTTTCTATCTAAAATCTGAGTATGTAAGGCAGAATTTTTATCAAAAACAAAACCACCATAATCATCAGTTGCTATAATCTCAGGAATATTATAAGTCCATTTAGTTATTTCACTTGCTGTTTTAAACCCTTCCCCTGGTGTTTCAACAGAAACTGCCGGGGTTATGCTATAGCCATTACCACCAGCCTCCACAATAACTTCAGTTATAACTCCATCAACTACTACAGCCCTTAGTAGTGCCCCAAAGCCAACACCAAGAACCTTTACAGTTGGAGTTACTATATAATTTCTTCCACCATCTACTACAGTAGCGGAAACTACAATACCATCAATAGTTTCTACTTCAATTATGGCTCCAGAACCATATTCTATGGTTGGGTTTATTACTCTAGTGAAAGCATCCAGAGTTTCTTTTGGTTCGGAGGAACTGAGTAGATATTGAGTTTTAAGGTCATCGTCAGTGAAATCTTCATTAAAAGTTCCATTTAAGAATCTTACTTCACCCGATATTGAGATGTCATCTTTTGGTATGGCAATTGGAAATATTTTCCCACCACCTACAATTTTTATTGTGGGCTTTTTGGTGTAATTCTGCCCACCATTCACTACGATAACAGCAGTAATTTTTATATTAGTTATTCTACCAAATTGGTTGTAGGTCTTTTCGGTTTTAAAATCTAATACAAGACCGTTTCCTTCGTCTCCAGCAGCGTTTTCGATTGTATATGATGGTTTAGACGTAAACCCGTTTAAATCGTCTGTAGTGAGGTTTAAAATGCTTATATTATCTACACTGCCATATACCTTAACTAGGTCTGCTAAATAAATGTAATTTCCACTATCGGCTTTAATTGCTAAAGCGGGATTAGTAACCGTTCCAGCAGATTCTACTAAAGGATAGTTACTACCACCATCAATAATCTCCATGGTGGTGTATTTACCATATGTGAGTTCTCTACCTCTAAAGGATTGAATCTGAGTACCATCTAAAAGTACACCAACACCTTTAGAGTTTTTAGATTTTTTATCTACTATTCTCGGACGTTTTTGGATTCTTTTTAATTCTTTTTGGTCTGCTGCCCCTAATGTAGAGAAGTCTAAATTTCTATTAGGTATTTGTGTAAATGCTACATAAGTCTCATTAGTACCTTCAAAAACCGCACTTATATCACAAAAGACATTTTCAGTTATCGCACTGTCCTTTACGACGAAAGTTTCGTTAGTTCTCCAGTAATTTATATATGGGTCTAGAGTATTTACTCTAGATTCTTGAATTTTGTATTTTAGATGTTCTCCAAATCCACCATCAGATAAAAATATTTTAGTTCCATTGAATTTAGGTTCTATAGAATAGCCTTTGCCATTTTCATCATAGACTAGATTGTAAATCTTCTCACCTTTATGGATATAAGCAATGAACTGGACAAAGTCCCCTGCTGATATCTCCTGTGAATGACCAACTTTAGTTACGTCAAATAGTTGGTTAAAATTTCTCTTTTCAAATTTGTATTCATAGCCACCACTGATAAAGTATCCACCACTTAGAGAGAATCCGGAGGCATTATCTACAGTAATGTCATCTTCAGTTACAGATAAAACTTTAGTTGTAGAGTTGAAAAATAAAAAATCGTTAGATTCTACATTTATATTGTATTTTATTTTTCCATAGAAATCTAATACTCTGTTTACATTACCATAACTGAATGTGTAAGTGTCATCGCATTTTCTATAGGTTAATGTATTTCCAAGTTTTAAAGATTCTAGAGTATCTTCATTATCTAAAGGTGTTAGAGTAATGTAATCATATTCTATGGTTTTACTATCAGATAACTTTAATGTATTGCTATATGGAGTTATTCTTTTTGGTAGAGCATCTAAAGAATCAAAATAATCGATAGTATCAACAACTTCATCGGTCTTTATTATTTCACCATAGCTAAATCTACCCTTTAGAATATATAAGGATATATTTCTACCAGAAGCTCTTACTACTCTAGCAAAGTTGTTATTTTCACCCTCTACAATATCACCCAGCTCAAATTGTTTCTGAGCAATTTCTAAATAACTGTTTACGTCATATCCAAAACCACCATTAACTACTTCTACACCAGTAACCACACCATCTACTACAGAAACGTTAAAATCAGCACCATAGCCGTTTCCTTTAGTGACTACTTCTAGAGTGTCTGTATAGCCTTCTCCTCCATCTAAAACATCTACACGGACTATTGTGGAGTTGTGGATAACTAGCTTCAGAACTGCTCCAAACCCAGTATCAAGTAATTTTGTTACCAGTACTAGGTCATTAAATAATATCTTAAAGAAAAGCTTATCAGAAGTGTATGTGCCCTTCGTTAAGTAAAAACTTTTTATATTTTTTAATATATTAGATAAATTTAGATTTTCGTTTAAAGCTTCTGGGAAACTTTCAAGGATTTCAAATTTAATTTTTGTATAAAAGCTATATGCAAAGTCGTAGGCAACATTCTTTACAGAATCTCCAAAAGTGTGTGTACCCTCCTCTGAAGTTGTAAATACAAAGGAATCATTTACTTTTAGTAATGTTCCGGTGCCTCTACTATAATCGTAGAGTCGGTTTCCGTCAACTCTTCCGTAGTAGATAATTTCATCATTTATCTTTATAAAACCACTTCTGGGAAACCCACAAGTATTCTTTAATTCTATATAACTTTCTGTTATTTCTACTAGAATAGATTCTTTAACAAGATTTCTTAAATAGCAGCTATTTAAGTCATAATAATCAAGTAAAGATTCTACTAAATCTAAAGAGAAGAAAGGGCTCTCCTGGGATTTGTAGTAGGACTCTATAAAATGAATTATACTGAGATTGTCATCTCTTACAAAGTGTGGAAATCTCTCAGGAACAAATAGAGATAATTTTGGCTGCTCTTGTTCTTGTTTCATGTTATCTTTAAATCTATTAGAAGCATCTATCCGCAACTTTTGGTTCTGGGCCAAAGTCGTCTAGAGTTAAGTCAGTTTCATCTAAATCTCCGTTTTCTGTAGATGGGGGTTCTACTTCTGGGAGGTCTATAACAAGGTCTGTGGGGTTGTCAGAGGGCTCAACGTCAATATCACCGTCTTTAACGACCAATACAGTATCTCCTAAAGCATTTATGTTCTTATCTTCTGGGAGTGCGTAAATATCTAAACAAATATCTTCTTCCGGTTCTATATTAAGGTTTATGGTTCCAGAGGAATAATCTATAGTTCCAACATATCCTATTACAGTTAAAACTTTATTTTTGTATGCAGATATTGTTATTCTTCCAGCCCCATCATCACCTAAGAACACTTTATTTTGATAATTTTTTATGTAAAGACCACGATCTACATATATCAAATTGCTTATTAAACAGCCTCCTATTGGATTTTTGAAGTCTATGTTATAACTAGCCTTTCCAACCTCAAAACAGACGGTTTTAAGCATCACTGGTTCAATATCAACACTAACTAATGATTCGTCACTTCTAGTTATTGAAGATATTAGTTGAGAATTTACATATCTACCACCAAAGGATTTGACAGTAATAAGATCTTTATATGCAGAAATTACGTCAGAAACTATAACTCTTAGTTCCTCTTCAGTCTTATTGTTTAATCTTCTATCGTAAAGTACTTTAGTAAACAAAAGAATGGTGGTGAAGTCTGGGTCTAAAAATTCTATCTTGAATCCAGACAAACTAAGGTCTTTTAATAGTCTTCTTATTTCTTCTTTAGTGAAATCATCTAAAGCTCTATTCTCTAAGCTCAAATATATGTAAACTTTCCCATATTTTGGAGGATTTAACTCATCTCCACTGACAACTTTAATATTTTCGATGCTAGGAAAATTCTTCTTTATTATGCTCTCGTAGTCATTCGCAGTTACCGCTCTATTTTGACTGGCATAAAATCTAGGAGCATTAAATTTTATAGAGTTTATAGTTTCAAAGTCACTACCGCCAGTACTTTGGGTAGATAATATTTCTACTGTGACACCATCAGAAATATTTTCTCTACTTCCGTCTGCATATATACCAGTTACTGTCCCAGTGAAAGAGAAGTTTTTTATATTGTTAGCAGATTTTCCCGAAGTAACCAAATATTCTATAACTACAAGTTCATTGTTTTGTAGTCTTCTGCCTATTACACCGTCACCAAATATTATTTCATATTTTTGGTCATCTATTTCCTCTATAAAGAAGATTCTATCATTAGATGTGATATTATCTATACTAGCTATTCTAGAATATCTTACCTCTTCTCCCTCTTCGTAAACACTAACTTTAACTGTGCCGATGTCTACAAAGTTATTTGGTATTATAAACCTAGTAAAATCTGATACTGTAAAGCTATTTTTGAGATATTTTCCTTCAGCAGCCTCTATATAAAATACGACAGTACCATTGAAGAGCCCTTTGAGTTTTTTCTCTGTATTAAACAGGTAAACATTATTGTTGTTAATAGCAGATAAAACTGAACCTTTAGCTATCTCAATCTTTTCGTAATTGGTTTCTGTGTTTACAGTTACTTTGAGATTAACTTTAGAGGAAGTATAGCTCTTTGGATTGTAACCGAGAGCTTTAGCACGTTTTACAACGTTATCACGGAATGTAGCGGTTTCTAGTGCCCCTTCGTTGGCTACTAAGTTTATATTATAAGAGGTTATTTTACTGTTGTAGGCTAGTAAGTCTAAAAGGATATTTAGGTTACTTCCTTCATAGTCAAAGTCAGTAAAGTCACTCTGAACTCTCAGGTATTCCTTTAATACTGCTTTAATATCCTTTTGTTCTAGCCTAGTTAATGGAGCGTCCATAGTATTAGCTTTCTCTTAGTAAAATAAACTCTAAAGTTTCTAATTTGGGCTCCCCCACAATAATGAAACTTATAGTAATCGTAACTTCGTGATTTAAAACTTTCACACCAACATTTTTCAGAATTACTCGCTTTTCAAATGTCTTTATAACTTCCGAAATATTTTCTTTGATTTCTAATGCAGAGAATAAAGCATCTAATTCAAATAATTTGGTATGTATATTACTTCCTATATATTTATTAGTTAATCTCTCCCCAATTTCAGTTCTTATTAAATTTTTTACTGAGTTTTTAATAGCTTCAGCATTTTTTAAAACCTTAATATCCCCAGTAACTACATTCTTACTGAGGTCAAAGCTGATATCTTTAAATTGTCTTGAAGTTATAGATGCCATTATGCTAATAGTACGTTAGGTGAACCGCTAACAATTCTTCTACCGCTAGGGATGTTTGTGGAGTCTCCTATATGGGCAGAAGGTCTACCGTTTATAAACACTTTAGAGGTGCTTGTGACAGTCCTTGGAAGCACACAGGGCCCACCTCCAGTACAAACCCAAGAACCAAATTTAGGACTCAAAACATCTCCAAATTTTGCAGCAGGTCTTCCGTTTATAAAAACGTTCCCCACCACTGGAGAAACAACTCCCGGAGGGAATATACAGCAACCCAAAGCACTAAAACTGTCTACGTCCCCCAAGGCAGATGCAGGTCTAACCATTAATTCCTCCGTAACCTTCAAATTGTACTATGGGTATGCTTTCCATCTCCGAATCTTCCAAATCCGGTAAAGGAAAATCTAAAATTGGAGTTCCAAAAGCACCACGTTTAAATATTCTAAAAGTATTTATGGTTTTACTAGAGTATGCAATAACTTCAAACTCTGTAAAGTCGTAGGTATTGAACCGTCCTTCCTTAACTGTATACTTCGGTATTAGAATCCAACCAGAATTATAGAATCCGGTAGTATTATCTACTTTTATCTCAGTGGAAGTTTTAGTGAGTGGGGAAGTCATTAGACAGGAAGATTCATTGAAAAGTTTTCCTTCAGTAACATACTCACCTAATCTTTCACTAATAGCTCCAATATCAAATGCAAATGGAATTAGAAATTCACTTCTGAAGTCATATAGTCCACCTACAGCAGTTACTCCGGCATCATTCGTATAATTTGTATTTACATAGGAATTAACTCCAAACAACTGAGTGAAAGGTATACTAGTATAAACTCCTGAAATAGTAGCTCCAGTAAAATATGAACCATTAAATGTTGGAGTTACATTCAATTTATATTGTTGATCTGCTAAGCCTTCTATATAAAATTTTCCATTATAATCTGTGGAAGGATAATCCCAAGTACTTCCAATTCCATTAATGAAGGTTTCTGTTGAGTCAACATCAGCAAGTCCTGGGTCTTTACAATCTAATAAAGTCCAGTTGTAGGTCAAAGTAAACTTACCAATGTTGTTACCGAAAGACTCAAATAAAGAATTATAATTCTTTCGATTTAAAAAGTCTTCGTTTTCTCCACTATAAGAGTCGAAGTCACTTATGTTGTACTTAACTCGGTTTGAAGACGCTGGAAGGTCTCTATAACGCCTCAGAACGGCACTTTTAGTTAATCTTAAGCTTTTGTCCGTGAAGGTGGTTGGAAGTGCCCCAGAGAGCGTTAAAACGTTCCCTGAGACTCCAATAATCTCTAGGTTCTCTATGTTTATGCTCCAGGCGTATTCACCTCGGAACAATAGGTCTAAAGCAACGGGTTCTTTAAGTGTTATAAAGTTTTGTCCTTTGACACCACTACCAACAACAATTTTAGTGTTATCTACAATGCCGTCTGATATAAAAGTTTCCTCAAATGCGTCAAAGGTTGTATTTAGATTTAAAAGTTTTGCTTCTTTATAGATTTCTTCTATGGCACTTTTTAACTTTCTAGCTCCAATTTCACTGTAGCAACTCTGGTAAAGAGTTTCTTCTTCGTCATCAGTAATATTCAAGATATTACTGTTTCCAATTAAATTAGAAAATTCAATGTCTAGTTTCTTTTGAAAATCTGGTGTTATTTTATATTTTTTGAAGTCTGTGAAGAACCAACCAAGAACTCCAAATTTATTTTTTATTCCATAACCACATAAAACATTAACAGTGCCATAGACCCCCTCAGAAAAGCCATTAGAGCCACTAAACTCTAAAAGATAATACAAAGTACCTTTGACTATGTTAGTGACCGTATTGCCGTTTATAACGTCTCCTGGGGATACACTATCATTGGGTGAAATCATTATAGATTTTGTATAGGTGTCACTGTAATAGAGTTTACTTTGACTTCCCCAATCTCCAGGAGTGATTTTAACTCCATCTAAGCGAGTTCTGAAGCTTATGGCAGCGTCAGCAGTGACCTCTGTTGTGGTATATTCTGGAGGAGTACCACCATCACTTGTGGTTTCATCGTAAGTTACTTGAAATGACTTTCTCCAGCTATAGATATCCGCACTTATATCTCCAGAAGGTACCGTCCACACATGCTCGAACAAATCTTCGTCGTTATAGTCTGGAACAAAGGTTTTTCCATTTACTACAGAGTAAGAAGGAACCCAAGAGGTGTCTGTAGCTTGATATAAAGTATCTCCGGAGTATTTGTATTCTCCGGACTCAACAAAAACAGTATTGTCTAGTTCTCCATCGGTCACTAAAGGAAAGGCTTCAGGAACAATTAATGAGCCAGAGGAGCCAGTTTCTAGTTGTCTAAAAAAAGTCATAGAGTTCTCTCCATTAAAAAAGAGACCTATGGGTCTCTTCTATAACTAATATTTAGTTCAAAAATGACTCATAATTCATACCAATAGTTAGAGTCTAAAGTAGTTAATATTTCCTTCTCTATGGAGTATAGGCAATCGGGAGACTCTTTATAGGAGAATTTTTTGACAATCTCACCATTACGTTCTAAGCTGGCTTCAAAGATATTTAACAATACATCATCATGAGTTATTCCAATTAGGAGACGTTTTTCAATTATGTTTGACGGTAGTTTTAACTGAAGCTCATAGAGTGGTAAAAAGAAGTCTATGTCTGTTATCTCTTTGGTGATTCCAAAGGTATGAATTTTATAAAGGGTTTTAAATGTGAGAGTATCCTCCGAGCCTCTATAACGTTGATCGTGAGTTATGTACTTAAATAGGAGATCGTAATGTATATTTTTCTTTAGCCAATCTTTATCTTTGATTTTTTTGGGGAAGGAGTTTGTTTTGGAGAATTCTATTTTTTTAAATATTATTGTGTTCATTTTAACTCCTATTAGAATGGTAAGAATAATAAATCAAGAATTTTATTTTCTAAAGAGCATTTAGAAAATGAATTTTTGGGGAGGTTTATTCTCCAATCTATAATGGTGAATTCATCGTTTAAAAGAAGTGCGAAAATATCTGCCATGTCTTTTTGATTGGCTTTGTTTTCGAGTCTATCTAAAGTCAAACTATAAAAGAATAACTGACAACTCCATGGCGGTAAGTTGCGACATTTAACGTCCCATACCATCACATCCCACATTTCCAGAACCATCCAAGATTTTGAATAGCTATTATCTCTCAGGAATTCATTAAAGGTTTCATTAATTTCTATTCCCCTTAGAGTGATAATACTATCTTCTCCAGAGATTTTGTTTATAAGACTTGTTGCTGTACTGGGAATGTCTGTGAGTTTTTCGATCTTTTTATAGTATAACTTAGCTGTATGTTTTGGTCTTTTCACTGTGTAAGTTTTCCAAGTTTTATTTTTCATCAGTGTTATAAATGCTATAGATAGCTTTACCTAAGCCTCGGCTAAAGATTTTTTTGTTATCTTTGTGGTAGTAATGTTCCCATAATATATTATTAGAATTATAAAGTTTTTTAGAATTATGAGCAGTCCACGGCTCAAAAGTCCATTCATCTTTCCACAGAAATGCACCTTTGATAGTTTTACTTCCAAAGCCTAACAAACAAAAACACAAAAAGACATCTTCTGGGGTTATATTTTTATTTGTTTTTTTGTCTTCAAAAATTTCAAATTGAACTGTCCTCAGAAAACCAAAAAAGGAAAACTCGGAAGAATCCAAAAAATCATCACTAAAAGAATAAAAGAATTGGAAGGATTGTTTAAAGGTGAGTGATGGTTGGTTCTTAGGGTTTCTTAAAAATAGAGCCTTCAATTCATCAGCGAGTTCTTTAAGTTTTTCGTGGTCATATACTCTGTCTTTAGCCAAGTGTATTTTTATCATGTTTATACTTTAACTCTTCCGATATTCTATCAAAAGACTCCTGAGAATGCAAGCATATAAAAAAGTCCTCCGAAGAGGACTTTAAAAATTTTTTAGTCTTTGTTCTAGAATACTCGATGTTCTAAAATCATTGCTACTTCGGCAACTCCAGGAGTTACAGCCTCGTTTAATACCTCACCTCCGTAAAAATTATCTAAGGCTTCTGTTAATACTTCGTCTTCTACCCAACCTTCTTCAACTAGTTCTGCTAAAGCAATCTCGTCTAGATAGCCTTCATGAAAGAGTTGAACTACTTCATCGATTGTGTAGTATTCGTTTTCTTCTAATTGCTCACGCTTTGCGTAAGTTAGGGATTCTGCTAATGTCATTATTTTCCTCTGTTTAATATATTTTTATATTGATATTTTAGTCCATTCTTTCGTAGTGAGTTCCATACTTCTTGGCGAATTTGACCTTATCTTTGGCGTTTTTAAGTGCTCTACGGTTAGCATACATTCTATCCTGAGCGTCGGCTATAGCGACAGAATGTCTATTCCACCTGTCACTCGCCTTTTTGTGTTTTTCGATTCTAGCCTGATTGGGATGACCCGTATCCCTCTCACGTTGAGCTCTATCATAAGCATTTAGAGATTGTTGAATTCCATATTCACCCAATCCGTACATACCTGCCTGAAAGTTATCTTTTGCTTTTCTTTCAATATTTCTCCCTACTCTGTATGCCTTTCTCCCTGCTCTATAAGCCTTCTTCAGACCGCTCTTAATGCCACTACCAGCCGCTGTTAGAGTGTCACGTATATTAACTTCGTAGATAGGTTCGATGCCGTACTCAGTTAAAGCTTCAGCTAACTCATAATGGTCAACTAAGCCTTCTTCTACCAAGTCACAAGCCTGTTCTACGGTTATATAACCTTCAAAGAGACTATCAACAACTTCGTAGGAATCGTACTGGTCTTCCCTAAGATATTGTCTAACTGGAATATATTTTGCCATTTTATAAAAACTATTATAAATCTTCAAAACTATTTATATTTAGGAAAAAAATAAAAAAAACTATCCAGTTGAGGATAGCTTTAGAAGAATCATTTGTCCCTACGGACGTATAAATTGTAACCTTTCTCTTCTGAGTATTTGGAGCGAAGTTTGTATTTTCTAATGAAATAACCTAAAGAATCTCCAATTTCTTCTATAGTGTAATCAGAGAAAGTATAGTAAAAACTCAACGGGTCAATTTCACCTTTAGTCATCAAAGACTTCAAAATTTCATTTCCAATGCGTCTGTTCCTTTCAGTTTTCTTTTCGTAGAAAGTGTACAGTTTATCTATAGTTTCATAATAGATAAAAGCAAACACTCCAAAGAAAGCAATCAAAAACAAAATGTGAAATTCATTATCGTATATATCCAGAGTTTCAAAAGTTTCTATTAGATAGAACATGAAACTTAACGCACTGATGAAGATATACAGAAGTAGAAGTGTAATCTTTAAATTCTCAAAGTCTCCCAAAAAGATATTAATCACTGCAATAGTCACAGAAACCAATATCATGGTTAATATACTAACAGTCACTCTTGATTTATTCATGCGTATTTACCCAGTTTAAACAGTAGTTGACCTTTGTTTTCAATTTTATCACCTTCAAAAGTAATTATGAAGTTTCTATCCTTAGTTTTGATGTGACTGGGAAGCATATTGATAGAGTTTAAGAATCTCCAGAGTGCTTCCGCTCTTCTAATGGGATAGGTACGTTTCAAAGGGTATCTTTTTTCTGGAGTGACAAAAATTAGTTTAATTAGATTATCTTTACCAATAGAAAGTTCCAGAGAGTTTTCTGTAGGTATGACGTAGATGTATGTGGCTGCGTTGTAACGTTTAGTGTCTGCTTCGTATTCTTCTACGAATTTAAGCTTTCGGTTGATTACATAGTTACCATCAGGAAAACGTTCTTGGAGTTTCTTTAAAGCACCTTGGTTAGACTTATAGAAAGAAGCTACTCCGGAGATATCCGAATATTTTGTCTTTGCTGGGTATGAATACTTAATTCCAATTTCCATATTAAACCTCTTTAGTTTCTTCTATTGTAATGGAGGTTTAATTTGGGTTCTGTATAATTTGTTACAAAGAGTGAGGGGTATGGGGTTAAAAAATTTAAAAAAAATAATTTTTGAAAGAGGGGTGTCAAGTATTACTTTTATAGCTTGTTAAATTGTTTTTTTATTATAATGGGGGAGATTTATAATAACGTTAAGGGGGTTTTTGGGGGGACGTTTGGATGGACGATTTTGGAGGGACGTTTAAGAGAACGCTTTTGGAGGGACGTTTAAAAGAACGCCTTTGAAAGAACGCCCCCGAAAAGGGGGCTTTTCGAACCCCGCC